AGGGTGGACTTGCTTTGCCTTTTCGTCACTGTAGCGATAGTATTTCTTGATTAGTTCAAGATTGTCCAATTCTTCCTTTCTAATCCAAGGAGAGAATCTTTTCCGAGATCGTAAAATATTTAGTAAAAAGTCGTACTGTAGTCTCTTATCTAAAGAATTGTATATATTCATCTCATTAGCATATAGTACAGCATCCATGTGACCTGCCATGCATCTGTTGACTATAAATGCAGGATACATTGAGTCAGTAACCTCTGGATCGTCAAACAAATTATTCTTTTTGTAGTTGATTGAGTTCAACCAATCCTTCAGTTCGGGTTTCATCTACCTTCTTTTGACTTGTTCCTTATTGTAACATGATTACCTTCAATAGCAATCTCTAGATAATCAAAATGAGTCCACCCTAGTTTCTCATAGCAGTCATTTAGTTTCTTCATGTCTTCCCACAAATCAGTAGGAGTGGGTTCGCCCCAAAATGGATTTTCTTCTTCTGGGTTCATGTCAATCCTGATGAGTTGAGTTTATCATAATTATAACAACCCCCAAATGAGAATTGTATTTTTGGTTCTTTGTTGTAATTGAAAAGTAATAATTCCTTTCTTTGTTTCTGTTTGGACATATAATCACCAACAGATCTCATAGTATATGTGTGAGCATACTCAGATGCAGACCAACTATTGAATCTGTCTTTGATAAGTTGAGATGAGTTATATGATATAAGCATCTTTGCAGTCCTTTGATCACACTTGTCTGCAAAATCATCATGATCAAATCCCTCGTGCATGTCACCCTTCTTACCATATAGATTTGAATCTATCTCATATGGTGGGTCAAGATATATGAATGCATTACAAAGATCTGTTAGTAAGATTTCGTAGTTGTCGTTTGTAATCGTCCATCTTTGAATGATTTTACTGTATTGGGGTAACTTACTGATGCCTCGCATGCTGAAGTTTTGGATGCTTGCCTGTCTTGAAAAAGATGAAGACTCAGTAAGACCACTGAAACTACACTTATTGACGATATAGAAAGCAATAGCACGTTCGACAGGGGTAGATCCTCTATCATGTAGAATAGACTTGCTATCCTCGAAGAGTACTCTGCAGTCGGAGGTGTTTGTTTTGATATCTTTGAGTTTGGTCGCAATTTCATCACCTTGTTTTTGTAAAATTTGCCAGAAGTTTGTCAATGGTTCGTATAAATCATTGACCCATATGTTCAAGTGAGGGAACGTAGTACTAATGTGTAGTGCTACAGAACCACCACCCAAAAATGGTTCACGATACTCCTTACAGTTTGAAAGATTAGGAAAGAAATTCTTGATTTTACCAACTGCTCTAGACTTACCACCCGGATATCGTAATGGTGTCTTGAGATTGGTCATTTGAATTCACACTCCATCATAATTTCAGTCATCGCTGCTAAGAGATTGATCTCCTGATCAGCAACAAAAGCACCTTGGTATTGATACTTTGCTACAACTAAGACTGCATGTGGTATAGTTGCAGGTTTCAATACATTATACAATGAATCGTAAATATTTCTCAGTATTGTGTTGGGATCATTATCTAAGTTCTGTACAATCCATTTTCTTACATTAGGAAAGTCTTTCTTCTCAAGATATCCCATCAATTCTTTTGTGTTTACATCTGATAGTTTAGATAATATACCAGTATCAATCTCTCCTCCTGCTGCATATCTCTGCACCTCATTCAGAACTCTCCTCCAATCAGGAAAGTGTGTTTGTATTACTGTTGCTAATACTTTTTTATCTGCTGCAACTTCTTCTAAAGATAATATCTCGTTCAATCTTTTGAAGAACTGTGCTGCTATAGTCTGTTTCTCTTTACCGTCTACACTAAAATCTATAACCGTGCATCTAGAATGCAATGGTTCTATAATTCTATTCTTGTAATTGCACGTAAAAATGAATCTGCAGTTTTTATAAAACTGTTCAACATTTGCCCTAAGAAGTAATTGAACATCATGGGTGGTGTTGTCTGCCTCGTCAATGATGATAACCTTATGCTTGCCCCTTGACGTAAGGGAAACAGTAGAGGCGAAACTCTTAGCTTGATTACGCACGGTGTCGAGAAACCTGCCTTCATCCGATCCGTTTATAACATAACTATCTAGTCCCATCTGTTTGCACAGTGCCTTTGCTACAGTGGTCTTTCCTATACCGGGAGGTCCAGATAGGAGCATGTTAGGTAGTTCACCTTTTGCTAGAAAGTCATTGAATGTTTTCTTGATTCTCTCAGGTAGAATACATTCATCAATTGTCTTGGGTCTGTATTTTTCAACCCATATAAAGTCACGATCCAAAGTCATCAATAATCAAGTTTGCAGAAATAGCAATTCTCTTTCCTTGTGTCTCAGGGACAGAATGAAAGAGAGAACCGTTCCATAATAATAGTGTACCAGATTTCGGTTTGATTCGCAACGTGTCAAATCTTATGGGTGCAGAATTTTCATCTGCATATGCATAATAACAAGATGCCCACGTACATGGGTAGTGAGTATGTCTTATGGTGTGATCACCCTGCTCATACATCAATGCCCAAAAATCTTGAACTTTATATGTGCATAGTGCAAGTCTACCGAAAGACTCAGGATCAGATATTCTTACTCTATCTACACCATCTAAAATTTTATTGATGTATGGATCAAAAATTTTAGTTTGTTTATGTGTCTTATATGAACTTCTCCATGCTTTTACATTAGATACTTCACCTTCTGGATAATTATTTCTATGTTGTTTTATATCCCTTATAAGTTGATCGTTGTCAATATTTAATTGTATAGAATACACAGGCATGTTGACAATGCATCTATGTTTTACCACATCCATTCTGGTCTTCTTGATGGGTCACGTAGATAGTTATCTCTCGCCCATGGTTTTGAGAAAATATAATCTTTGTATTTTGTAAAGATGTCCTTGGTGTCATCATGCTTGAACTCATCAGGTCCTGCAAATACAAACTCTGTAGGATCAGAATCTTGTCGTGGAAATATTGTGTCAGCGTGTTCGATAGTAGATTGACAACTATGTCTTTTACCATACCTATGTGTGTACTCATCACACAATGCTAGACCGTGTAAAATCAACCATGTAAAATTTTGCTGTGCCCATATAGTGCATGGATGATTACGAAATGCACCCTTGGCAGTTTTGTATGGTGTGCCATCTAGTTTAGGTAAAGTGCCTAAGTTATAACCCCACTCTGGTGATGCTACGATAGATAACATTTGACATGTTTCTAGTGGCATCTTGACAATGTGTTTGTCAGGTAGAACCTGTGCAGAAACAACAGGGTCAGGATCGGTAACAAAGATGTTCATTTCTTTTTCTCCTCCCAGAGATATACGAGATACAATCCTAGTATAACCCAGAATGCTATCTCTAGACCATAGTTATTCATGTGACCTCCATTCTTTTCTCATGCTAACATATGTTTTATTTTTTGCAACGATATCTCTAACTTTCTTAAATATCTTAGCGGACTCAGCAAAATGACAAGTAGCATGATCTATTTCTTGGGGTTTTACATTGCCTTCTTTATCATACTTTTTACCGTCTCTATGATTGGCATATCTCCTTGATCTGGTAAAACCCATCTCTAAAAACTTACGACACATATCCATACCAATAAAATCTTCGTTGTCTCTATAGTCAAGATACATCCCGAAGATATGGTTGGCAGACTCTACTGCTTCAGTGGGGGTTTTGAATCTCCAATGAGCACATATATCATTAGTATAAGGGCGAACCAGAAGGACTCCCTGTTCTCCTCTTCCAATACGATAGAGTTTACGAGTTTCCGAGTCTGTAAAATCAAGTTCTTTGTAATTGAGATCATAGTCAAATTCTTTCATGATGTGAGTATGTCAGGTCTTTAGATTGAAATTGTTTACACAAGTATTCTACTGCTTTCATAGGGGTGGCGTCAACCCCACACGTAAAAATGTCACACATAGCAAGATTTTTCTCAGGCCATGTGTGCATACTGATATGACTGTCAGCAAGCATCGCTAACCCTGTCACTCCTTGTGGGTCAAATTTGTGTGCACTAATATTGAGTAGTTCTGAATTAGATTCTTTAGCAGCAGTGTATAAACACAATCTAATAAACTTTTCGTCATCTAATAATTCACTTGGACAACCACGAAGTTCAAATAGAATGTGTTTCACGGTAAAAATTCTTCTCTAATTTTTTGCTTTACCCATGCAGATCTTGTCATGAATAATTCAGTCTTTAATTTGTGATCTAAAATTTCAAGAAGTTTTTCCTCTTGTGCACCAAATGTAAGAGGCACTTGTTTGGGTCGTTTCATTACCTACGTAAATTGTTGAGGTGATCTAGGATGTCTTCACGAATCCACATAAGTTCATTATAGCACTTTTGATTGTGAGCACAACCTCTAAGGGTGTGGTCTGGTTTGTGCACACTCTCTATAAAGATGTCTAGGGCACGATTCCATCTCTGGTCTTGGTTCTCCTTCGGGATCGAGTTTTGGTCTTTCATAATGTGGTGGTTGATAATGATCATTCCAATGTCGGACGTTACCGGCAATGATGAATGAGTTTGTGATAACGAGTTGTAAAAATATCATAGATCTGATAACACATATTATATTATCATAATCTTTTGTGGTTTCATCTTGAAAAGATCCTAGAGCATATTTCCAGACCTTCCAAAATTCAGTCATCGTGGTCGTCCCATGGGTCTGTAAGATTTTGATTGGCAAAGAACCCTTTATAGATTCCATAACCTGATAATATTATAGTCAACACTGCTATTGAGATTGGCAGTGTAATAGATGGATCTGCTGTACCGTGTGGAATCATATGCCTAAAAGTTTACGTTGACGTTCAAAATATCCATGGAGAATCCATGAACTACTATTCATTTTATCAGTACCACCGATACCAAATTCAAATGATACTCTTGGATTATCTTTATACCTCTCATACTCTGGTGTATTTGTTTTACCTCTATCTCCTCCATTGCAAAATACAACCTCTGTAGAGATCTCTAGACACTTTGCAATAGCACCACAGGCAGAGTCATCAGCATCGTCCCATGATATCACAGCATCAACCATGTCAAGATGACGTACAATGTCTGCACGTTCTGTCCAACATTGGAAGTATTGTCCTTTCTTTCTCTTCAACCAAGGATCTCCATTCAGTCCTACTACAAGATAGTTTGAAAGGTCTTTTGCTCTTTTGAAATACTGAAGGTGACCACTATGAATAGGGTCAAAACCTCCAGTAACTAAACTGAGACGATCACAAAACATTAGTTGTAAGTAGAATCAGGTTCTAGTGCTACGAAGTATGTAAGATTATATGCTACGTTGTGGAATCTAGCAAGGTTTGCCTTAGATATACTGACCTGATATGATCCTTTGATAAGTTTGATGTTCTCCATCTTGAAGTTGAATGAGAACTCATGCTCTGTTGATCCTACTACAATTGTATAGTCATTAGATGTATCGTTTCTACGATCACTTGTAACAACCTTCACAACTCCTGCTTCACCTACAACTGATAGATCAGGAAGACCTAGTATGTTTGCAGAATGAATAAGTTTCTTTACCTGATTCTCATCAAGATTGAAAGATACTTCTTCACTAGGAAGTGCCATCTCTTTTTCTGGTGGTGAGATAATAACATCAGGATCTGAGAAGAAATATTTTGAACGAGTTGCTTTACCTTCTTTGATAGAAGCATACTGTTCTGATGTGATATCAATATCAGGATCTTTATACAGAACATCGATAGTTGTGATGAACTGAGGTAGATCATAGATTGCAAAGTCTGAAGGTATCTCTTCCTCTATCGTTGCTTCAGCAAGGATGTTCTGCATAGGCGAGATAGTTCTTATCTTCTTCCCTTTCTTGAACGATAGAGATTGATTTATCTCTGTGAAGTTCTTTAGGATTGCCTTCGTTTTATCGGATAACTTCATCATAAGTTTATTGTTTCAATTCATTATAGTACAAAAAAAGCAGACCGTCAAGATCTGCTTTTTGAATATTCAGTTTTGCTGTTAGACCAGTACACCGGTGATTGTACTGATGCTTGCTGCCACCATGAAGATATATGGTACAACTTTGAGGGGTACTGGATGCCTTGTCATTACACGTAACCGGGAATGATTTGACCTGTTGTTAGGTATGCACCTAGTCCTGCGATGATGCCGAGCATGGCAAGTCTGCCATTTAGTTTCTCAGCAAATTTTTTTGATTCTTTGTCAGACACTTAGAAAATACCGGGGATGATGTTTCCTGTTGTTGCATAAGCACCTACTGCTGCTACGAAACCAAGCATTGCTGCCCAACCATTAAATCTTTCTGCTTCTGGAGTCATTGTTTTTACCTGTTGTTTGTGTGAATTTGATAACATTCGTTAGAATCCTAAGATTCCACCGAAGAAAAAGTTTCCTGTTGTTGCATAGGAGATAAACCCTGCAACCAATCCGACCATCGCCCATCTTCCGTTGATCTTCTCTGCATTCTTTGCATAGGACTCATACGAAATACTTTCGTCAATATAAGGTTGTACCTCAGTTGGGAATGCATTTTGGCGTCCGCCTGATTCTGTTGTGACAGTCATAAACTTTTTGTTGTATATTAATATATAGCGTAACAAAACTTTACACAATTGTCAAGTAAGAAAAAATAA